TAAAGGACAGCACGGTTTCCCGCAGTCCCGGTTATCGACTTTTGCGCAAACCCTTGACAGCTCGTTGCGCATATCGGATGTTGTTATTCTTCCTACTTCCATTTTTTCTCCGTTCATTGTTCGGGGGGTTAATTAGGCGGTTTTTTGTTCCGCGAGTTCTTTTCCGATAATCATACCCTGAAGCAGGGCGAACGCCTGACGCTTTTCGTTTTCATCGAGCGGCTCGAGAAGCTTGACTACTTCCGCCAAAATGCTCTTTACTTCGCTTTCTTTCACGTTTGCACCTCCTTGTTTAATCATTAAACATAGTATAACATATTTAGTTTAGAAATTCAACCCTTTTTTAAAAATTTTTTTATTTATTTTATTTTGTAGTTGATTTTTTAAACGTAGTGTGCTATAATAAGGTAGAATAATCAGGAGGTGATTATATGAACACTACAATAGGTGAACGCATTACAATAATCCGTACAGACGCGGGACTGACTATGACCGCTTTTGCCGAGCGACTTAACCTTAGTAAATCGTCGATTTCTATTATGGAAAATAATAAATCCAATATAAGCAAGCGTACAATGCTTGATATATGCGAAAAATTCAACGTCAATCCCGAATGGCTTGAAACAGGCGAGGGCGAACCATACAACGACGCGGTAACGCCTACACTAAAGCTGCTGAAAGCTGAATATAAGCTTGACGACCTCGATGTTCAGATCATCGAGAAGTATTTGGAGCTGTCCCCAATCGAGCGACAGGTATTCAAGGACTATGTTAAAAAAATAAAGGACACTGAATAATCAGTGCCCCCACGTTCCGGCGGTATAATGTTTAAATATCGCCAATATTATACTTTTGATTTCGAACAGCACGCTTTCGTCCTCGATTTTCTCCAAAACCAAAACGATTTCTTTAATGATTTGATTTTTCATTGCATTTTGCCTCTTTTCATCATTTGGTAATTTCATTATAGAACGGCTGTTCGAACATTTCAACACATTTCTTAACGCCCCGAAAGCATTGTCCCATAATCAGGACAATGAATAACCATTTTGCGGACGCTCGCAAAATGCAAACAAAATAAAAAAACCGCCCTACCCTGTTGGCGCAGGATAGAGCGGCGATCACCACACGCAGGGCGCAGTGATACGATAAATCGCAATAATATTGTATCATATCTCCTCTGTGTAATCAAGAAATTCTGCAATTTTTTTGCAAAATCGTTGTCAAAAATGAAAAAATCCGCTATTTAACTTTCATTTTTGCAAGGGGGAATTACTATGCTACCAACAGCAAAAAAGCTTCCGTCGGGTCGATGGCGTGCCCGAGCCTATGACTACACCGACGCGAACGGAAAACGACATTATGTTTCATTCACGGCAAACACCAAATCCGAGGCTCAGACAGCCGCGAGAGCGCATAAACCGTCTTTATACAAGGCGCAGTCATCTTACCTTGACCTAACCCTAAAGCAGGCGTACAAGCGCTATGTGGACACGCACACGGGTACTCTGTCCCCATCTACCGTCCGAGAATACACACGAGCACGAGATCGCGACTTCCCCGCGCTGATGGGAATGAAGCTAAAAGACATCACGCCCGAGCTTGTCCAAACTGCCATCAATGAAGCGTCGGCAAAGTACGCGCCGAAAACAGTCCGGGACAAGCACGGATTATTGCATAAAGTTTTGAAGCTCTACGCTCCGCACATAATCTTAAACACCGACCTACCGCGCAGCGTTCAATCCGAGGTATACGTCCCCACCACCGAGGAAGTCGCCGCCGCTCTGAGCGCCGCGAACGATGTGTTGAGAGTTCCCATCCTGCTTGCCAGTCGCGGGAGTCTGCGCCGCTCCGAGATTTGCGCATTGACAAAAAGCGATGTGACAGACTTCGGCGTGAACATCACAAAAGCAATGGTTAAGGATATGGACAAGCAATGGGTCATTAAACCGCCGAAAACCGAAGCGGGTACGCGGTTCTGCCCTTTACCGCCCGACGTTATCAAGGAAGTCAAGAAATATGATTTTTCGCAGATCACGCCCGACAAAATTGAGCGGCAATGGCAACGGCTGAAAGAAGCACAGGGCTTCAAGTTTAAATTTCACGCTTTTCGCCACTACTGGGCTTCGCTGCTCCATTCAAAAGGATTTCCCGATCAGTATATTGCAAAAATCGGCGGGTGGTCTACAATCGAAATGCTCCACCGCGTTTACGCACACGCACTCCGCGACAAGCTGCCCGAGTACACCGATAAAGTCGTGGACATCTTCACGCAGGAGTTTGAAACGAAGAAAGAAAAAAAGGCATAAAAAAAGCCCCTCGCATTTAACGAGGGGTAAATATTTGCCAAGTAACATTCAGAAAAAAATCAATCCGTGCCACATCCGTGCCACAAAAGAGGCGCAACCGCATAGATAAGCCATTTTTGTGCTAAATTCCACAAGTTCAAGTCTTGTCATCCCGACCATTTGAATAACTCAGTGTTTATGCGGAAAGTTGATGATTTTCGCTTAAATACTGAGTTTTTTGTTTTTAAAAAGCAAAACGATTTTGCACATATGCAAATAATATTTCACGTAATTATAAAAATTCCGTGCCACGGCGTGCCACGACCTTTAGCGCTAATAAACTAACCCCCGCCGGGGTGTCCTCAACGGGGATTGTCTTGTGATTACCAAATATTAAAGCTTTTCATTTATCAGCTTTGCAAGATATTTTATGAACTTCTCGCCCGCAATGCCGTTCTGCTCGTAGCCGCCTTTTTTGAGCACCTGATTGACCGCGATCTGCGTTCCGTCGCCGAAAACGCCGTTTTCGTCCATACCCTGAGTGGTGATCTTCAGCCTCTTCGCCTGTATCAGCATTTCCTTGAGCGCAAGCACGCCAAGTTCCCTGTCCTTGTAGCGGTAGCCGTCGGTGTCGAGAACCTTGTCAGATTTCTTCCAACCGTTCCAGCCGCCGTTTTTGATGATTGTGGGGTAATCTTTGTAGCAAAGGTCTTTATCAATCACACCAACGCCGGGGATAGAATTACTCTCGATAATGTTGATCTCGCCGCCGTATTGCCAAATCCCGAGGTTGTTTCCTGTGTACCCGCATTTACTTGCCCAGTGCGGAAACCACAAGTCAACGTTTTTCCAAATATCCTCTGAGATGTAATTCTCGATTTCCTCAAATCCAGTGTAGAGCATAGGATAATAACCCGCTGCCCTTAATCCGTCAATTACAATTCGCGTGCAAGCGGTGACGTTCTTAAAATTCCACCCGCCATTTCGTGCGCGGTAACCGTCACTATCCTCAACATCAAGTGCAATCGGCATAGTAGGCTTTTTACCTTTAATCAATCGCAGAATGTGCGATAACTCGCTACGCGCCTGATCTTCGTTTAAAGCATAGGAGTATAGCCACGCTCCCCACGGCATACCGAGTTTTTCAGCTTTACGGACGTTGCTTTCAAATTGGTGATCGTCTTGACTTGCGTAGTCCGAACCGAACCCACATTTAATCATCACGAAATCATAGCCTGCACGCTTGACCGCCGCAAGGTCGATATCGCCGTTGTGATCTCCAATATCAACGCCCTTTTTGTTGGCAAGACTCATCTTTTGCCCTCCTCAAAATGCTTGCCGTCAGTGCTGCCGTTGTCAACCTCCGGCAACCCCGCGAGGCTTGTCAGCAGGCTCAGCGCGCCCGCGAGCGCCGAAGCGGAAGCTACAACCAACCAGTTGACCTCCGTTATCAGCGCGGTCGTGCCGATCGTCGCGATCGCTGTCTGCGCAACGGTTTTCAGCGCGCGGACTCCCGCTTTTTTAATCCAGTTTTTCCAGTTCATAGATTTCACCCTTTCCCCGCTCATTCATCCTGATCATTCATCCTGATCGTGAGCGGCGTTGTTGATGTACTTTTCGATTTTTTCAATCGCCTTCGTCACCTTGCCGTTGCAGCCCTGCTGGTGCAGCCCGTCAAGGCACGCGCCCAGAGCGTAGATGACGAGGGTGTTTTCTTTTTTTATGCTCTTGTTTTCTCGTTCTAAATTGGCGACGCGACGCTCGAGCTCGGTGAGCTTGTCGATGAGTTTGTCATAAATCTTATAGCCGCCGATAATCACGCCGAGAACGACCGAGCACGCGCCGATGATCTCGGCAAGCTTTATGATATCAATGGACATTGGAACCACCCCTTTTAAATAACTTCATTCCACGTATATACACCTATTGCGCCCGGTTCCCAAATGTTATTATCGATATTTGAAATCCACTTTTTGCCGTTATGGGTCACCTTAGCCCCTTTAGCGTATGATTGTTTATCGTCCCATTCTTCCCACTCCTGTTTGGTTATGCGTGTGAACAGTGCAGGGACTTTTTCGGGCTTCCAATCTGCTTGTGATTTGTGTGACTGAATACATCTGTACAGTTTTTCATCGTCCTGCACAACCTTGCCGACTTCATACTGAACGCCGTTAGGGCTCCAAAACTCAAACACCGCTTTGTTGTCAATCAGCGTTTCATCGGACTGATTTTTTGCGAATGTGTCGATCGCTTTGCGATATTCTTTCGCTTCTTCAAGATATTTATTCATCACCGTCGCTCCTCCCCGTCAGATAGTCAAATGCTTCGGCTTTTTGAACGATATCTTCGTCAATGGGCGATGGTTCAACATCAATCGGAATATCCGTTTCCGTATAAGTGTATTCAGCACTTTCAACATCAATAGCACAACCATACTCCCGTTCCGTTGGGCGTTGTAGTATCATGAATTGGGGGTTAGTCCAGTATTTTTCCTCATCTTCCGCTATGAGTTCCCCCATTGGCTTTGGTTCTGTACGGACATTTGGTACAGCATATCGGTATAAGTCCATGCCATCTAATCTTCTTCCGTAGTATTGTTTTGTTACATTATCACCTTTCATGATGTAACCCCCTTGATTTGAAATCTGCCTGCAAGCGCTGCCCAATTTGTGGCGCTTGCATCGGAATATTCCACGCCTGTTGGTCTTTGCCTAATTATCATATTTCTGTCAGAAAAGGAGCGATAAAGGTTCACTCCGTCCAATCTTTGCATATAAAAATCTCGTTTTATCATTAACTTGTCGCCTCCTCATAGTCTACTCTCAGAAGTTCTTCACGGGTGAAACCTAAACTTATTAAATAATCGAGATTATCTTCTATTGTTTTGATTGCATTTGGGTATGAAGCATAACCTGCCGCCCAGTTTGTTGCTGTTTGGAAATGATTTAATAATGCTTGTGGGACGTAGATTTTTGATCGAAGAATATTTGCGTTGTTTCGTATAGAAAACATTTCTGCACCATACGATGTTAAAAATACAGGTTGTTTAAAAATTAAAAGTGCAATTGTTACATGAAATGTGCTTCCTGCGAATGAATAGCCGGTAATTGAAGTCAATTTTGGGTAAATTGCCATTCTTAGGGGAGTTTCAGTATACCTCATATTCCTAAAACAGCCATCCCCTACTGTTTCTAATTTTGGAAATCTCATTGGTTCACCTTTTTTCAAAGGAACACCATAAAATAAATGATCGCCCATTATTTGTACATTTGAAAAGTCAAAATCGGTTAATGAAGCGCAGCCATAAAAGGAAGTATTTTTAATTTCAGTTACATTAGGAATTAAGCACTTTTGTAGAGAAGTACAATTCTTAAACGCAGACTCCCTAATCTCCGTTACTTCATCATCAACATATTCCGTAATCGTTCCATTAACGAGTTTCGTGATTTCTCTCGGAACCGCCACTGTCACCTCAGAATACCCATCCGCATTGTCATCTTCGGCTTTGTATGTGCCGTTTTCGGTTATTGTTTTGGAAATTAGTGTTCCGCCAGAAGGGAGGTTGTCGATCTCACTTTCAAACTGAGGAAGTGGAATTGCTTCCTGTGCGCCTGTTTTTCTTCTTATAGCGTCTGCTGCTCCTGTCAAATAATCAGTGTTTACTCTTGCTATGCTCATTTATTCCACACTCCCTAAAACGACATCACGTCTGCGTTTGGCAATTCACCCAAAACAATGTCGGCTATATCTGATTTATCCTGAGCAGTCAAGACATAATTATCGCCGTTTGAGATGTTCGCCGTTGTAGTTCCGTTCTTATCGGTTATTGAAACAGTCGCGCCGCTTTGAGTCTGTGTAACCGTTGCCGTAGGCGAAAAACCGATAACGCTTGAACCTGTTGTCGTAAAAGTTGTTCCATCCGAGTTGGTGAAAGTGATAGTTCCGTTTTGATTGACTACGCCTGAAACGATATTTATGTTTAAAAGTTCTTGCCACGAATTAGTGAATGAAGCAGATGTTTTCCCATAACGCCCAAAAATTTTAATTCCATTGTTGTCATTAGAAGTAAAAACTAATTGAAGGCAAACGCCCCTATCATTACCTTCTTGAGTTGAGCTTATTACAACACAAGTTTTATAATTCTCCGCAATATATGCAGGTAAATTTCTAAAATTTGAAGGTGTTGAAATTCTGACTATAATGTTTCCGTTACCTTGACTTTTGCCGCTAAAAGCTCCCCAATAGTTTAAATTTCTACCATAACTATCATTAGCAAGCGTTGACTCTGGGACTTCACAAAAAAGCCCATCCTGCAAATCAGTTGACAAAGAAGAGAACGGTACGTCTGATACTTTACTGCCTAAAATACGTGAAATAGAAACAAGAAATTTAACATTTGACTCCTCAGTTAATTTGCTAACGTCAAATTCCGTCGATGAAAATTCTAATTCACCGATAAAGTCATCACCGTTAATAGTCGGCTTATTCTCCAAATCCTCATAATCCGACGAACCCGAAGGAAGATTTGAGAAGTCAAAGATTGTGTGTAAATGATCGTCGCTGTCCATATATACGAGAGAATAACTACCGCTCTGATTTGCCGACACATATAACGATGGCGCAATATTCGGGTCGCCTTGGAGGGTGCTGTTTAAGATTTCGTATAAATCGTCAATGGTGATAAATCCTTGCACACGCTCTAATTCTTCGGCGGCTTCTTTAAGCAGCTCGGGGATAGTCCCTTCGGAGTGCGGGTCAATCGTCGCAGACTCCAAGATAGAGCCGTTGATCTTTACCCACAAGGGGAGTTGTAAAGTCAAGATGTCAGGCTCGCGGGTGACGTTAACTTCAATCTTGACTATGCCCTTGCGACTTTCAATTGAAGCGTTATCAAAAGGTATCAGAATGTTCCCCGCGTCGTTGATCGTGCAAGCTACGTTATCACTAATCAGCACATCGGGAGAACCGTGCAGCACCATTCTCGCGATTACGGTTGCGCCTGTTAAATCCGTCTGCGCGCCCGACTGTTTAACGCATAGCTCGATCACATCAACGTTGTCATCGTCGGTATGCGTTAAAGAAATGATTTTAGAATAGCCGCTTGTTGCATTGAGGTCAAATTCCGTATAGATGGGATTTTTTAAACTCATAAGATCACCTTCTTTATGATGAGATGTCCAAGTTCCAGACAATACCGTCTAAATCTTCATAGTATAACTTTCCGTTTGAAGAATAAAGCACATTTGATATAAGCAAGTCGTCTATAACTGCTTTGATGGTGTTTACAATCAATTCAGGCGACACGCCCGCGCTTTCCAGTGCTCGCAGTGCAACGTTCGCGCCTGAAATCCCGCCTTCAATATGGTTTAAATTTTCGGCGGTTATCGGTGTTTCACTGCTCGGTGCGTCCTCCCATTGTGTGGGTATATATTCCTGTAATGCCATATTGTTATCTCACTCCTTTAACGGTTATGTTGTCAGTTAATGCATGTATTCCTGTGAGTGTGCGAGAGAGCACATAAGTCTGTACAGCATATTTCGGGTGCTGCCCGTGCTCGTCTAAAATATATTCACCCGTGTCGGGGTCGCGTGGATAGTCGCCGTCGGGTGTAGTTTCGTTCACCATAATTTGTATTGGTGTTCCAACCGTCACCCAGAGTCGCCCGTCAAGTGTTGCTTCAAGGGGCTGATATGTGCTAAATTGCGGGTGAAACGAGCCTGCTACGGTAGCGTTCTGTGCGAGTCGCACACCAACAGAAGTCCGATTGACAAGCAAGTCAAAATCAGTTGATGTTCGCCCTTGTCCGCTCGTAACGTATTCCTGCATTATTAAAACGTTTTCGCTAAAATCATATGTTTTATCAACTGCGCCCGAATATGCGTCGGATAACCCGCCCCCGATAACGCTCTTGCCTGTCCGATCGTTCCCGTAGACTGAAAACTTAAAATCTTTATATCCCGTACTCGGATAATCTTCTGTTTCACATTTTTCATAGAAATTATAGGTTTCTACAGTCCCCGAAAGTCGCGTAGTGGTTAATACGCCTTTCCCGCCGTTAGGATTAACATAACAGAAAACGGCGAGCACTTCGCAGATATTCTTTAAAAGCGTGCCGAATGATATTCTATCTTTCCGCGCCATCCATAGAGCATTGTGCATCTTAAAGGAACCGACGGTTGTTGTTATGTCAAGACGATTTGTGTATTGTTCCCGAAAATAGCTATTGAAGTCCGAATAACTAATATTGAGAACGCCGTTGTTAGCTTTTTTTGTAGCCTGCTCAAATAAATAGCTAAGAGTATATGGTGTAGTTGCGCCTTCTGCTGATTTAAAAATTAAGTATAAAAAGTCAGTCGCGTCCTGCTCGTGGAGTTTTGCCAAGAAATCATACGCTTTTATGTTGATGATATTCTTGTCAGTCTTATCAATCGTTGCGCAGTCGATGTATCCGCTAAACACATAGAATGATTGACTGTTCACCTGCGTCCCCGGATATGTCGAGCTTGAAGAATAGAGCGCACTTGATGGGTACACAACATCTTCGGGGTCTGCGTAAAACTGCGTGATCTGTACGCTTATCCACCGCCCTGTTAATTCTGTTGTGAATTGTCGCTCGTTCGTGTTCAAAAGTTTAATGGATAACTCAGACGCTATGCAGCCGCCAAAAGTCAGCGCGTCGTTATCACATATGCTCTGTTTTAATGTCAGACTTTCCGACACAATGTTGTCCGAAGTGATCGCGGCAATGGGGGTCACGCCTGTATCTTCGTTGTCGGTGAAGGTGATTGTAATTTCATTTTTCTGCAAATAATTGATAATACCGTTTTGATATGACATTGAAGCGCCCCCTTTTTAATACTCAATAAATGTGAATTTGATTGCCCTGTACTTGATCGTGCGCTTGATCTTGCTGATCGTTGATACGGGGTATGTGGTGTCTGTTATATATACAGCGTTCATTGTTCTGTACTGTAACAATTCGTCGTCCCAGTATTCGAGCTTGATCTTGCGCTCGTTCTTTTTCAGGTTTACGCTTGAGAGAAAATCGTGTATCTCTTGCAACTGAGCGAGGGTCAGCTTGTCAATTGTGGAAAATTCGATTTTCGTTTTGTAATTCGGTGACACTACCCGATGGAGTAAGACGTTGCTATCGCGGTACGCCTTTAATTCAATGCGCTGTAAGGGCGTGCTTTGGTATGTGTCTTTCGCTATGAGCTTATGTGGAAACTCGACTTGTGTAGTCGGGTTCCGCAAAAGCCACCCCTGAAATGCTGACGCGCTCATATATCTACCCCCTGAAACGGTGAATTGCCGTGTGATTTCCTGTACTGATTTGACTTGCCGATGATCCACGAGAAGAATTTGTCGCCGTCGATGAATAGGTTGATTTCCTTATCATCGCTACCGCCAAACATTCCGCTCTTGTATAGCGCGTTCATCATCGCCTGTTCCATTGCCGACACGGGTGAAACAACTTCCGCTTCGCGCTTATTATCACCGAGCACGGCGAGAAACTCGCCGTAGTTGGCGGGGACATAAGCACCCGTAGCAAGGCGCGGAATACGGGCGGTTGACAGCCGGCTGTAAACGGTATATGTGCTTTTTCCGCCGGACTCTGCGGCGGCTTTGTTAAGACTGTTGAGTTGCAGGTAAACAGAATTAAACCCGCTTGTCAGGCTTGACAGGAAATCTTCAAACACGGATAACGTGTTATTAAGTCCCGTTTTCGCCATTCCCGGCAAGGAATTGAAAACCGCGCCTAAATTAGCTAATCCATTTTGCATTGCCGCTGTGACACTGTTCGTAAGAGAACGAATAAGCTTTAATAATGCCGGGGTTCGATTCCCTATTCCGAGTTCCAAGCCTTTTACGCCGTATTCACCGATTTCTTCAAATTCTTTTGACGGCGAATGTTCGTCAAAACCTTCACGTGCAGCCTCAAGCACTGTGTCGCTTATGAAGAATCCGATGCCATTCAAGTCAGCCTTGCCGTTTTCAATGCCTTTGTTATAGCCTGCTACGCTGTTTTCAGCCATAGATTGTGTGCCTTCAAACAGTTCTTTACCCGTAACGTTGAACTGCTCTTTAATCTCATCGAGGCTTATAAAGCCTAAACTATAAGCATCTCTGAGGTTCTGCAATCCCGTTTCGTTCTTTTCAAATTCACCGTTAGTTATAGCAATGGTGCCGTTGAGCGCTTGAAGCTTCGCGTCCATCTTGCCTTGTTCACCGTAAGCTTTGACAACCTCGGTTTCAAGTTCTGCAAGCTTGTCCTTTGCCGCGTCGTAATCATCTTTCAGCGCTTCGACTTCATCACTTGTTTTTTTGTAACGCTCATAATATATATCTTCTTCACGGCTTCCATTTGCCCGAGCCTCGTTCCACTCTTCTTCACGTTTTTGAGCAATAGTCGCAAGTGCTTCGTAATCGACGATAACACTGTTTATCTCATCATATGACTCTTTTAAGCTATCAACACTTTCCGCAATGTCCTGATTACTTTTAAAGCGTTCTTTATAGAGTTCCTTGTACTGCTCTTGAAGCGCCTCCGTCGCATACTGACGTTTGAGTGCGTCAATCGTGTTTTCGATGGACTGTATTGTTGTTTCACGGTTTCCGACGAGAGCGATCTTGCCGTCCTCGTCCTTCTTTATCATCGTGTCCCAAGTTTCCATAAACTCGGGGCATTTTTCGCTTATCAAATCCGCAATGGTATTCAGCTGTTGCATATCCTCGGGCGTAAGCGTGGACTTATTAAGCAGCTCCACCATACGCTCCTTCAGATCATCTATGTATTGAAGATCACTTGTCGTTGCCGCGAGATTTTCGTCAACTGAATTGATCGCGTTATTGATATTATTTTGCACATTTACGAGATCATCGCTTATGTTGGAAAGATGGTCGAGTTCTTCCTGAAGCGTCGCGCTGATCGTCGGTTCGCTCTTGCCTGAGAGCATACCAAAAAGCCCCGAAATGCCGTCAATAATGCCGCCCGTAAAGCTGCTTATCGGCGCGAGAAAATCGGCTGTTTTGCCCACACAATCTAAAATGACTTCCGCTGCAGGTGCTAAAAGCTGTACAACCTTGTCGGTTAAATTGAGGATTGGTTGAATGACAGGTGAAACCAAGTTGATAACCTTTCCGACGGTATCGCCGAGTTTTTCAACGACCGGGGCAAGATTTTCAGTTATACTCGAAACAACTTCAATCGCCTTTTTGAAAATCGGGGTCAGGCTGCGTACAATAGGCGAAATCCCTTTTGCTATTGACCCGCAGAATTTGACAGCGGCGGGTAAGAATTTGTTGACTGTAGGCACGATCAGCTCGGAAACCGATTTTTTCAACGTTGCGTATAATTCAGAAATCGGCGTGTATATGTCCTGTAATGCGGTTTTGAACTTTGATGTACTAACACCTTTTAACCCGAAGAAATCCGCTATCCCTTGTAAGGCGTTCGTTGTCAGGCGGGTTACGCCGTTCCAGATGTTTTTCCAGTTGATTTTTGACAGCCCGGTGCGAAATGCCTCGCCGATCTGTTTGAAGTCGATCTTGTGAAGCGCGCTTGCAAATCCGTTTAACAGATTAGCCGCGCCGTTTGCTATGTCTGCAAATCTAAAATGCGTTATAAGTGAAATGATCGTCGCGCCGACTTTTCCCCAATCAACCGTTTTAACAGCGGTTGCTAAAGCGGCGAAAATCCCGACTATGAATTTTGAAGCGGTATCGGCAAACAACGCCGCGTTACGCGGAGACAAAATCCCATTGATTATATTTCCAAAAGCCGCGCCGAGTTGTGAGAAATCAAACCTTGTGACGAGGGTATGCGCAAACAGGAGCGCTGTGCCCAGACCCTCGGCGACGGTCGTGCCGACGAGGTTCCAATCGGTTTTTGCGATAAAGCCGTTGAGAAAACCGACGATATTGGAAGCCCAACTTTTGGCCGTCGCTTTGATCTTAGTCCACTTGATCTTTTTTAATGCACCGTTGATCTTTTCGGCGAACATCTCTCCTACCGCTTCAAAATCGCTGTTTTTGAGAGCGTCAAGCAGAGATTTTGACAAGCCTTCGGTCGAGTTGCCGATGTACTCAAACATCGAAGTTGATGTTGCGCTTTCATCACTGTCGGTGTCACCTAAGTCCAAAACATTCAGTTCGTCAAATCCTGCAAGGGCTTTTTGGTTCTTTTCCAATGCCTTTGTGTTCTTATTCGCTGACTTCGTGCTTTCATCAAGGCTTGAGGCGTAGTCCTGCTGTATCTTGATAGCCTTTGTGTAGCTCTGCCCCGTAAGCACCGCGACAAGCTGTCCCGCTTTGTTCGTGACGTTGGCGAGAACGCCGAAAAACGTTGTGAACGCGGGTGTCAGCAGGGTGACTAATGGAGCGGCAAGCGCGGCAAACGAGTTCTTTAAATAAGTGCTTTCCGTTTTCAGCGCCGAGAGGTTTTTATTGACTTCGGGGCTGATCTTAGCTATCTCCCCCAAACCGTCCTTTATAGCGTCGATCGGGCTGTGTACAAGTCTAAAAAAGAACATCCTCACGAGCGTGTTTTTAATGCGCCGCAGGGACTTTTCAAGGATGTTGGTTGAATTATTCGCTTTCTTGAAATGGTCGCGGATGTTGGATATAGCCTTGCCCACCGTTTTTGAAAAAGCGGTTTTCAGCGCGTTTCCCGCCCGTCTTGCACCGTTCGCGAGAAGCTTTAAGCCTGAGATCGCCTGTGTGAGCTTTGCCTTTACATTCGACAACCCGTTTGATGAGCTTTTAAGCTGTGAGTTCTCGCCTTTCTCGGCGTTTTCGGTTTCATTGAGTTTAGCATGGTAAACTTCAAGCTTGCCCGTCAATTCAGTAACGCGCTGTTGCTTCTGCTGATATTCAGCTGTATCTTTGGCTAAAGGTGCGGCGTTATTAACGCTTTCAAGTTCTCTTTTTAAGCGTGAAATAGTCGCCCTGTATTGCTCAACGGCTTTTTCGGCTTGCTGATATTCAGCGTTTTTTGCAAGCAGTTTGTCAAACAGCTTTATGTCAAACTCGCCCTTGCCACTAAGCCCTTTTGCGGATATGCTTGCATCTTCTTCAATTCTATCCATTACTTTGGATAGCCTGTACACTTCCGCTTCTGCCGCTTTGATATCCTTTTTGATATCATCGGCAATCTTGGGCTTTACTTTGGTATTACCCGCCTTTTCAAGCTCCGCTTGCAGGTTCTTGATCTCTGCTTCCGTGGACTGAATTTTATTCTTTAGATCAACCACTTTTGACGAGAGATTTTTAGCGCCTTTCTCAAAACCGCTTTCGTCAATTTTGGTGTTAAAAATAAGGCTTCCGTCTGCTGCCACTTCTTCACCTTCTTTCGCGTTAAGTTCCTATCAATTCATTTATCAACTGTTCTTCTGCGTCAAGCTCTGCCTGTTCTTCTTCGGTGAGCTTTTCGTGAATTATAATCATTTCTTTGTGAGAATTGAAAAACTCAATTTCCCACTTTTCAAGCTTCTTTCCTTTAGCGCGTTTTTGCCGAATATTCAAAATCTGCGTGTAAAGCCCTTCCCCCATCGTGGAGAAAAAGCCCAAGAACGTCCACCAATGGAGATAATCAAGCAGTCGGACTTCTGTTCCGGCAATCTTGTTGATTTCAGGAAATAATAAGCTTTCGTCCTGCTCCCAATCAATGGTCTTTACGGGTAATTCTTTAAGCTTTACGTTGCTCCCGCCGTCCAGAAACCACGCGGCTTTTTCAAGCGCCGCTTCCGCATTGTCGGGGACTTCCTTGTACAAACATTCGAGGCAATTAAGCGCCTTTTCTATCTGCGATATATCGGGGTCGTTATACGCCTGAAAAATCATCAGGGCGACGCGGTAGTCTGTTCTGATCTCATAGCTCTTGCCGCCGACTTCAAGCGCCTTCGGTAACTCGCCGATCATTTGAAGGCTTTTGCGGCTTCGGTGTATTTCTTTATGCGTTTTTCACTTGCCCTCTGCTCCTTGTCCAAATCCGCCTTGATTTTTGGGGCTATAGCGTCAATGAAATTTAACGCGATGGGCTGACCGCCTGCGAACGACAAGCAATTCATATCGCCGAAAACAGCGGCGGATATTCCCACGCCAAAAACGTTGTCAATCTCCTGCTTTGTCTTTTCATCAGCTTCGCGCAATGCAGCCTTGATCGCTTCGTCGTCGTCGCTTTTTGTCATCTTTTCGAGATCGTTAACAATGCCCTTTATCTTCTTATCAATCGCTGTCAATCTATCAATTAAGCCGAAATCCGTTGTGCTTATGCGGATTACGGCGTTTTCGTCGTCGTTAATCTGATATTCTTTAAATCCTTTATTGATAACAAGTCTTTCCATTAAGCACCTCAAAATTGTAATTATTTAAAAATAGGCGCGAGAGTATTAAACCCCCGCGCCTTGTGTCTTTTGTTACGAAGAAGCCACGAAAGTCGGGACTTTATTCGTGAATGTGACGGTGCCCTCTTTGCGGTTGCCGTCAAAATTGATATTGTACGGGATATTTACGCCGCCCTGTGCGCCGCCGTAGCTCTGCGGCTTCACAATGCAGTCCTCAATCCACGCCGAGCTTGCGCCGGTGGTAAGTCCTTCAACGGTATCAATGACTACTTCCATTACCGTGGTCTTGCAGTCGTCGCCCGTTTTCCTGTTCATCGCAATATCCTTGATCCGTGAATAGATGGAGTCGCCCGTGTTGGCATAGTAGGTATCAGCCGCGACGGAAGGCTCGTAGCCGTTATCCTCAACAACGGTTTCATCAAGAATGTTCTTCTTTATAGAAGTATCGGGGTTAAGCTCCACGCTCATATCCTCGATGTCTTTACCGATGAGATACCACGAAGGAGTCCAGTCAGCCGCCGTGTTATCGCTGAAGCTTGCGTCGATGTAATGAAGGAGATGTGATCTCTTAAGCTTGCCGATGGGAGTAGGATCGCTCATTATTTATTCCTCGCTTTCAATTAGAGTGTTTGTTGAAATTGTGTATTCCACGGCGATTTGCAGAGTGTATCTAACCGCCGTGTTCATATTGCCGTCGGGAATGCTAAACAACATTCCGTTCGAGCACGTGATCTTTGTTAGGTTACCGATGTATTCGTTTTCTCCGATGATCGCGGTTACTTCCTGACCGTCAGCATAATGCTCGAGCCAGTAATGCAGCTCTAAAAGCGTGCTGCTGTTTTGTAGCCGGAGGTAATCATTGAAGCTGAGAAAATCGGCATAAAGAATAAAGTTGTGATTTCTCTTTTGATTTCCGATAATATCTTGCGTTACAAGCCTGTCGCCCGTAGGATAAAGCCCGAAGCTGTCCGGCGCGTTCTCGTTATAGTCGATGTGCAAGTCATTGATATTCGGGAAAGTTTCAAGAGCGGATTGTAAAACTTCAATTATGTTCACGCTGTCAGCCCCCTTGCGATTTTTTCAGCGCCTTCGCGGATTTCTTCGGCGTGATCGGCTTTCATCCGTTCAAACCATAGCTTGCCCGCCTGCGGGTGTACGCTCGTGTCATAGTGCATTTCTCGCCCGGTCGGGTGTTTCTTCTGCCCCGGCGAAGAGAAAAAGCCCGTCAACTCGCCGCCTTCAAAAATCGGTATGTTCGGACTGTATACTTCGCCGTAATACAAATACCTTGCATAGGGGCTGAGATATCGAAGCTCACCGCTTCCGATAACCGTACCGAGCTTTACGCTTTCCATCAGCATACCCGTTCTCATAGGCGTATATGGAACCATTAACCGCATACAAGAGCTATCAATGTACTCTTGTGCCTTATTGAACCGCTTGTCCATTGTTGACACAAAATCGGGACTCCACTTAAACTCAAAAACGCCGTTGTAATCAAGATTTGCGGGTTGTTTAATGTCCATTATTAAATCACCTCGCCGAAATCTTAAAATGCTGCATATCAGGTGAACCATAAAGCAACTTGTCAATGTGCATTACCGTATGGACGTTGTAATCAGCATTTAACGTTTTTAAGCTCTGAGCCGCCGTCTGCGGCGTGGAATTGTCAAACACAAAATTACATTCGCCTTCGACAATAACGTCCTGTGCGGCTTTCCTGCGCATTTTTAGCGCGTGCTTTAGCTCCTCGCCAATGTCTTTAACGAAA